ATTCTAAGAATATTTGAAATCTATAATATAGATGGTACTAAAAAATATGATCCTAATACGAAAACTTTCGTAAATAAAGATGAGTACATCTTTACAACTGATTTCTTTAACTTAATGAAAGATAAAAATAATTATACATCTAACAGGTATTTAATAGCATTCCGTTACCCTGGATTTGTACCAATTAACGCTAAAGAATTTATGGATAATGAAAAGAAAGAAAGAAAAGCTGCACTTGCTGGTTTGACTATTAAACCTGGTTATGCATATTTTGCAAGTAATACTCCTATCCCTGGGGACTTGTTTAAATTTGATGACTACAATCAACCGCCAGTATATGATAACTTCCCATTACTTGCTATTGATGAAAACGTTATTAACTTCAATAGAAACTCTAGTCCAAATGGTAGTAATATGATTATTGGTAATAATGAAGTAAAATTCACTGTTAGTGATTTACTAGATATTTCCCTTAAAGATGTATTACCATTCATTAATCTATGTGCAGTTGACCCTTATGTAAGTGGTGCAACTTACAATGGTATAACTATTCAAAATACATCTTCTAAAACCACCAAAGAGCGAAATGGTATCACGTATGATGTATTAGGAGCTATACCTAGATTATTATTTGCACCATATACTACTAAATTAAAAGATAGCAATGATGGTGATATTACTAATATTGAATGTAATTTTATGCCTTTGGTATATAATTCTACTATTCAACGGGTTAATATTGTATCATACCCAGATAGAAAAGGTGAATTACAAGTAATGATAGGTCATGGTCTAATCTATCAAGTTAATGATCCTACATATGATAAAGCTCCAATTCCTTCTACACCAATGAAATATATTATTGATAAAGATACATCTATCGTTAGATCTAAATCTAAACGATATAATGTATTAAGCAATCAATATACATATCATTTAGGACCTGCGTCTACTGATGAATTGGCTAAATATTATGACAAATATGTTCATGTATTATGCCCAGAAGATCATCCTCAATTAGGCACTTATGACTTCTGTAAATTTAGATTACCATTATATAACTTAGATGAAACTAAGAAATATAATTATTCTAAGAAAGTATGGGAACCTGTCGGTTCTACTACTGATGATAGTTTAGCTCTTGACGCAATCTATCCTACAGAATATGCTGAAGAATCTAGCAGACGCCCTATTACTGTATTTGCTAACCCTGGATTTGAATTAAACCCAATCTAATAATATTCCCAGAAGAGGATTAACCTCTTCTGGGTTTCTTTTTACAATATAATAATGAAAGGAGAATTTATTATGAAAAATACAAGAGACTTCACTGAGCTTCTTAAAAAATCATTCAGACATATTGGTTCTGATATTAATGCTCAAAGACTTGCAACTTTAGCAGATCAAACAAACATTACTTTTGTAAAAACTATTGATATTGATAAGACTGTAGTTAATCAATGTCAGGGATTTACATATGATTCAACAAGTAAAAGATTCATTCTAGCATGTTGTAATGCAGATAACTCTAAGCAACGTATTTATGAATTAGATATGAATATGAATGTAGTCAAGTTTACTGACTTTGAGGGTGTAGATAAGCTTGGTCATGTTAATACATTATTCATGGATGGTGAGATCATTAGAGCTACTAATGGTGCTGCTAATGGTACACGTATTTATAATATTAACCGTAATCATTTAGATGAACTTGTATTAGGCGAGTTTAATGACTATCCAGAGAAGTGTTTTAATATCGGTAAAGATATAGCCGGTTCTGGTAGATATGTATCCATTGTTCCTGGAGCGGATAGTAAATCTCGTAAAGTTAGAGTATATACTGATGAGACTATGACTACTAAGACTGAGTATATCGTGCAAGTAGATGAAACTAACGTAGACTCTAATGGTGCATTCTTCAATGGTGATACTATTATCTTTGCAGTAACTAGACGATTGATTGAATGTCGTTTAATCGGTAATCAATTCAAAGTTATTAGAGAAATTGAAATGGAGCCATACTGTGAAATTGAAGACTTTACTTACGTTAATGGGGATATCTACATGTGTGCTAATTCTCATGATTACGTTCGCATTTATAAGTACTCTGCTAAAAGGTCTTATTATAATCATATCAATAATGATTTTCTTAATAATGGTATTACTTTAGGTAACCAAGTCGGATACCATGGTAAAGCTACAGATAACTCTGTACGTGTAATTGCTAAGATTAATAAGAACGACAATCTAGAGCTTGGTGATAAGAGATCTATCACTACAGTAATCGGTAAAGAATTAAAGCACTATAATGGTGCTAACTCTTATACTGTATTGACTACAGCACACTACAACTCTGCTATCTATAATAAAGTTACTATGGATGAAAAGCTTAAAGCTATCACTGATCGTTTAACTGCATTGGAGAATAAATAAATCCAGTAACTTTATTACCCCTAAACATTAGAGTATAAGACAATTATTACTCTATAGGAGGTTACTATGGGTATGAAGAATGTGGGAGCATTCCTTAAAGAAGAAGGAACTTCCCTTATATTTAAAGGTGATGGAGAACTAGTATTCTATATCCCTGAGAATTATTTTAGAAATGATGGGCATATGAAATATGCCGAAGAGGCTGGTGAATACGTAAACACATTAGGACTATTCTCATATGAGGTATTTGACTCTAAAGGAAAATCTATCTACGGTGTTAAGCTATTCAATCACCCAGTTCTTATATCTACAATGCCTTCTTCCATAGAGAAGGTTAAAGACTATGTATTAGATAAGAAGATTCCAGTTCCTGTAGATTATCGTATCTTGAAGTTTAAGAAAGACGATATAGTTATAGTAAACACTGGGTCTCCTGAAGATATTACCAATGTAGAGAATATGTTTAGAATCTTTATGATCACTGGTAATATCCCTAATGTGCTTGCTTATGATAAGTTACATGCATTCTTAATGGATTCCATTAAATTCAATGGTTCTTCTTTTGGCATCTCTGCACAGATGTTTGGTATCCTAGTATCTGAATTATGTAGATCCGTTAAAGATGAATCTATTCCATTCCGCTTAACTAAGGAAACAGATATGCATAAGTATAAACCATTATCTATTAAGATGGTACCTAAGTATATCTCTGCATTTACAGCATTGACATCTGAAAACTGGGATGATGCAGTAGTCAACTCCATAATCAACAAAAACAAAGTTGATTCGCCTATGGAAAAGATCCTTATGCAATAGCCATAATTAACATATGAATAAAAGTTTAAATAGTATCCATATCGGATTCGTTTATAACTATTATTTAAAATCTATTAAGGAGGAAATAAAAGATTATGATTGGTACAAAAATCATTCTTGAAGACCAAAGTTATATTCCCTCTCTGAATATAGCCGACTCTACAACAAAACCGATTGTATTTGCTGGTTTTACTTCGGACAAAGGGACTGAAGAATATACTAAATGGCAAGGCGACGATTTCTTTGACCAATATGGTGAAATCTCTTTTGCTCGTCATGGTCAACCTTTACTCCAAGCTGCTAACGTAATTAACAACGGTGGTATCGTTTATGCGAAACGTGTCGTTGACCCTACTTCTCGTTTAGCTATGCTAGGTGTAGTTGCTCATGTAAAAGAAATTTCCCGTCAAGAATCTCGTATTAAATTCGATCCTTTGACTGGATCTCCTATTACTAAGACTGATGGTTCTTATGTAACTGAAGACTTATACTGGAAAGCAGTAGATGTTGCATCTATCTCTGATCCTGCACAACGTCCTACATATACTAAAGACGAAGCTGGTGTAGATGGCATTGCTGCTATGTATAAAGTTTGTCAAGTAAACTACTCTGTAGAAACTTTGGAAGCTGAAGAAAATACTTTTGGTAATGACTACGTTGCCACTTCTAAAGCATTCTATGAAAAATTCAAAAATAAAAAAGATAACAAATTCCCATTGTTCTTAATCTTAGACAATGGTCGTGGTGTATCTCAAAAGAACGTTACTATTTCTCTTGATTCTACATTATCTCGTTCTGCACAATCTGCACGTTACGTATTAGATATCGATGAAAATAGCAACACATTAGAATCTATTGTATTCTCTTTGAACCCTTCTGAAGTTGAAGCTGGATACAACTTATTCTTTGATTCTGTAGTTAAACGTACTTCTAAACAAGTTAAATGCTTTGGTTATGAAGACCAAATGCAATTATTCTACGCTAAAGTAGCAGCTATTGCTGGCTTATCTGAAACTCGTTTACGTGAATCTGATATCATTGGTGCTCGTACTTGGAAAGGTGAAGTATTCAAAAACTTTGAAGTACTAGAATCCACTAATGATGGTGTAGCGACTGTTAAACTTGATAGCTTTGCTGGTCATCCTTTGACTGGTGGTTATAATGGTGATACTTTCGGTACATCTCCTATCTCCGGTTATAAAGGTGTAACCGATGCTACTTCTGTATATGCTACAGAAATGGCTAAAGTATACAATGGTACTTTCAATGATGATATCTATGATATCGATAACAACCCAATCGACGTTGTTGTTGATGCTAACTATCCTCATATTGTAAAACGTGCTATTGAAAATCTTTGTTCTTTCCGTCAAGACGTATTCTATTTCCGTGATATGGGTACTAAAGGTCTTACTAACCTTCTTGCAATCAAGAATGCTAAGACTTTGAATACTGGTGGTAATAGCCGTTACGTTGCGACTTACTGTCAATACTTCGATGTATTTGATCCATATACTCGTAAACAAATTACAGTAACTATGGGTTATTCCATTGCTCGTTTGATTTGTATGCACTTCGCTAATGGTCGTTCCTTAGTATGTGCTGGTCAAAACAATGGTTGGGTAATTCCTGAACTTATTGAAGGTACTTTATCTTACGTTCCTAAGGTTACTCCTGCAGGCGACCAAGTTGCTGAAATGGATGACCTTCGTGTAAACTTTGGTAAATACTATAACGGTATCTTCTCTCTTGCATCCGAATACACTTCTCAAGATATTCATACTCAATTAAGCTATGCTAATAACGTATTGGCTATCCAAGAATTGATCAAACAAATTCGTATTGCATGTCCTAAATCCCGTTATAAATTCATCACAGGTACAGACTTCGAAGACTACAAACAAGACGTACAAGCAGTTATTAACAACAACGCTAATAAATTTGCTTCTATCTCTATTGACTTCAAATCTGACTCTGCTTATGCAGCAAACAAAATTGTTTATGCGGTTATCCAAGTATCGTTCAAAGACTTCGCTCAAGCTGAAATCTTCCGTATCGTTGCTATTCCAATCGCTACTGCTGTTAGTGCTAATGCTTAAGGGGGATAAATAATATGGCTGATAAAACTCCAGGTGCTGTTAATTTTATCTTCGACGGCACTAAAGAAATTCGTGATTTAACTCAGTATGCACTATTCCGTGGTGTAACTGACTGGGCTAACTTACACCAATTCAACCAATTTGAATCTGGTTATGGTATGATCATTGTATTGACTATTCCTAACTTCTTGAAAGCTTTGGCTTCTAAGAATGATCAATACAAAAAACTTATTGATACATACGTACATGTATTGGAATATGAATTCCGTGGGTTAGACGGTATTGATAATATGACTTCCGATACTGCAGAATTAACAAATGGTGTTAAATCCATCAACGTTATTAACAAAGTTAATAGCCAATCTGGTTCTACATTCACTATGCGTTACTTCGAAAAATCTGGTTCCATCATGACTAAAGTTCATGAGTTGTTCTTACGTGGTATTAAAGACCCTACAACTCAAGTTAAACATTATCATGGTCTTATCGAAGATGGTACAATCAAAGAACCTGGTTTCGACCAAGAAGTATTCAGCTTCTTATATATCGTAACTGACAATACTTTGATGAATGTTGAAAAAGCATTCTATATCGTAGCTGCTCAACCAACAAATGCTGACTTGAATATCTACAATATCGAACGTGGTGACATTGGTTTCAAAGAGTTGTCTGTAGAGTTCTCTGGTTTCCCTATTACTAACACAATCATCAACAGAAAAGCTCAAAGCTTACTTGATTGGGTACGTAAAGGTACAATCTGGGATGAGTCTGAAATGACTTACTCTGGTGTAACCAATATGGCTCCTTACAATAAAGTACTTCGTCCTAACGGTGAAGGTAATACTGGTAAGGGTGTATCTTATACTGGTTAATAGATTTTAATAATAGAATAAACAAAGTGGACTAGGAGTTAATCTCCTAGTCCATTTATTCTTTTCATTCTAGTAACAATATATTGACTGCGTATGAAGATTTTATGAAGTTAAACAAAACTCCTAATACTTACCTAATAAATAACACATGCTTCGTGAACAATCTTCTTAAATCACTACAATTCTACTACGCTTGATTTACGTTAAAATATACATGGGAACTCCGAACGGATTTCAGATACAACTTCCATCAAGGGATGGGTGGAAGTGGTTTTCCTCGCATAAAATTGCAAACTGCTTATATCACATGAACGGACTTCTTCATGCGTGGTCAAATCTCTCTTTCTGCTTTGATACCTCGCAAGTACAAAGTGTTTCACCTCTCAATACAATAAACAAACGACAGCAATTTATGGTCATAGGCTTTAATAGCCTATGACCATATTTTGTTTGTTTAATAACCTGCATCTCCACCTTGATCTTGTTGTTGATTAGCAGCATATTCAATCTTAGTTGCTTCTTTAACACGCATAATCATTTCCATATCAATATAACTTTCAAGCATTTTACCTTTTAAGTTATTGAAGAAGATTTGTTTAGCATTATCATCTAAGTCATCAGAGAATGCTTCCATTGCAGCTTGTGCTACATCATTAGCATTTTGAATGATTTGGTTAGTATTAGTTAGATTCAAGAACATCGGTGTTGGTAAGTTAACTTTAATAACCGCTGTTGGATTATTAAACTCACCTCTATAGAGCTTAGTCATAATAGATGATAAGAATCTATTAGCTATAGTCTGTCTATTATAGATTTTCTTTAAGAATCTACTATTGGACATAGATGCTTGGATAGCATAATCCATAGATTGTCTTGCTTGTACAATCTCAAATGGTACGTCAGTACTATTAACTGCCATAGATTGGAGTTTCTCCATTAAGTCAGTTTGTGGATCAATTTGTTGACCTTGCATAACTTCAAACTGTACTGGTGCATTACCACTATTATCAGTTGGAATAACAAAGTCATTGAATCGACCTAGGATATTCAATACATTCTTCATGGATTCTA